ATTGGGGTATGACGCAGAATGGCAAGTGCTTAACTCTAAAAACTTCGGAGTCCCCCAAAACAGGGAAAGGGTGTTCATTGTCGGACATCTTAGAGGATCAGGTGGACGAAAAGTATTTCCTATCGGAAGAAATGACAAAAAAAATGGTATTAAAATAGTCGGTCATAGTGGAAGTGGTGGACAAAAAGGTTATATCCATGACGTCAAAGGAATTGTTGGTGCTTTAAGTGCTACTGACTATAAACAACCTAAACAATTAAAAATTTCAGCTGATTTAAATTATTACAATTACGACCACATGAACAGAGTGTATTCTGTTGATGGTATAAGCCCTACACTTGCAACTATGCAAGGAGGTAATAGGGAACCGAAAATATTAGAGGGATTACCAATTAAAGAAGCGACAAAGTGGGGATACAAAATGGCTTATCCAGGTGACTCGATTAATTATTCTTTGCCGAATAGCGAAACAAGAAGAGGTAGAGTCGGAGAAGGAATAGCTAATACATTAGATACTGGCTGTCAGCAAGGTGTCTTAACGGATGAATATCGCATTCGCAAACTAACACCAAGAGAATGTTGGAGATTACAAGGCTTTCCCGATTGGGCTTTTGATAAAGCAGCGGAAGTCAATTCAAATAGCCAACTATATAAACAAGCTGGAAACAGTGTGACTGTAAACGTGATTTATGAGATAGCAAAAAGACTAGGAGTGGATGAATAGATGAACGTGATCACATTAACAGGTAATGCAACCAAAGATTTTGAACTGAAATATACCCCCAACGGTAAACCAGTAGGAAGTGGCACCATTGCAGTCAGACGAAACTTTAAAAATCAGCAAGGCGAATATGAAACTGATTTTATTAACTTGGTGGTGCTAGGCAAACTTTCCGAAGTCATGGCTAACCATATCCGTAAAGGTGACAAATTCGGGGTGACAGGTAGATTGCAGATCCGTAAATGGGAAAAAGACAATGGGGAAAAGCAATATTTCACAGAAGTGGTCGTGAACGGCTTTGATTTCCCTAATAAGAGTCAAAACGCAGGAAGCAATACAAATACATCTATCACTAATCAAAATCGTTCACAGGACTACACGAGGGTAGATAATGACCCATTCACAGGGAACGGACAAATAGATATTAGTGATGATGATCTTCCATTCTGATGAATTTTGACGATGCGACCAAAAAACAATTACTCACCATCTGTTTATTCGAAGAATGCCCACTTGAAATGAAGTATGAGGCAGCAAGGGAACTCCAGTTAAAAAACTGGGGTCCCACCTTCCTACAAAAGTTATTGAAATATTGGGGAATGGGTTTAAGCGAAACCCAAATAGCGGACAAATTCGGCGTAGAAGATTGGGAAGTTAAAAAGCAATTACTAAAATATAACCTGTATGGCAGCAGGATAAAGAGGAGAAATGGAGCATGAACTTAGAAAAATTATTCAGTATGCAGAAAGTATTACGTGATCGAATCGGATACAACGAACCAGATAGATTCAATAAGCTAATTTTGGCATTATTAGTCGAATTAGGCGAATGTGCGAATGAATGGAGAGGGTTTAAGTTCTGGAGTGTAAATCAATTACCACATACATCTGCTGTTAGAGTGCCTTGCATGATGGAAGAGGATAAAGAGTATTACAATCCTTTGCTTGAGGAGTATGTGGACGGATTGCATTTTGTTTTAGAATTAGGTTTGGAAATAGGGAATGAATTATATTGGGATTTCGAAATAGTGATTGACGGCGTTATTCGTGAGAAAAAAATGGAAAAGACAGAGACTATTACGGATGCTTTTCATTTAGTTTTCTATAATACCTCACTATTAACCTACGATGATTATTATATACAGTTGTTTGCAGCATACTTGAATTTAGGAGAAATGCTCGGATTTACAGAAGAACAAATTGAACAAGCCTATTTCGAGAAAAACAAAATCAACCACCAAAGACAAGAGGTGGGTTACTAATGAATAGCGATGAATTACGTTCACTCTTAACCATGATCACTCAATACTCCTTTGAATATCTGCAGTCGTTGAATAAAGAGCAACTTCAAAGAATTTATGAGGAGAAAACCAAATGAGATATGTCGGCATTGACCCATCCACCAAAACAGGTTTAGCCATTATTGATAACCAAGGATACGTAATCAATACACAAGATGTATCGACTAAGGTAAAAGAAGATCCTCAACGATTCTCTGACATAGCTGAACAAATCATTGATGAATTAGAACCGAATGACCGTATCTGCATTGAAGGATTCTCTTATGGCTCGAAAGGAAAGGGAGTTAGCTTCCAATACGGGTTAGGCTGGATTATACGACACTTATTACTGGATAGAGGATATGAATACATCGAAGTGCCTCCAACATCGGTAAAGAAATTTGCAACTGGTAAAGGGAACACCAAAAAAGATGAAATGGTGCTGCCGATTTATAAGAAGTGGGGATTTGAACATAGCTCTGATAACGTCCGAGATGCCTTTGTATTGGCTCAAATGGCGAAAGGGGTATATGACTCAAGTAATCTAACAGAATATCAAAAAGAAGCCTTGAAGAAGGTGAGTAAGTGAGTAAACTCGATGAATACTTTGAAACACATAAAAAATACATCAAACAAATTAAAGTGCTGGATGATCGGATGGATAGTCTCGCTCCTTTTGAACTAGCCAAACTCGAATACTTGTACACCAAAGCGGAGAGAATTGCCTGGAACATCGCCGGACACTTCAAAAAGGAATACAAGTACTATGAAGGCTTGGCAGAAATTCATCAAGGGCAGGAATACAAAAATGTTCGTGATGACAAGACGAAATCCGCAACAGATGGTCAGTATCTCTCCAGGATAACAAAAGGCAATATGCTCTGTGAGGCGGCTCAATATGAAGGGGATTACATTAGTTGGAAAGGCGTTGCTTCAACTTACGAGAGGGCGGCTAATGCGTTAAAAGATATTATGAGGGCAATCACCAAGGAGGGCGGAGAATGACCGTAGCAACCACTTATAACAAGTTTCAACTATACGGCATACTGAAAGATTATTTCTGGATGATACGAGAGATTAAGAAAATCGATTATGAGTTAAGCAAAACCGACTTCCAAGGCATCGCCCAATACGGCATAGAAGCGACATTACCCCATGCGGTAGGAATTGTAAGTCAAGCATTAGAAAACGAAGTGGTGCGTCGCTCCAAGAAGTCTGAACGCATGTATGAGTATGCGAAGAAAGTTAACTTCATTAATGAGCGCATTCATAAGGTGACAGACGAGAAAGAAAAGGTAGTCTTGGATTGCATGTTAGATGGCATGAACATTGCGGCAATTAGTCATCATCTGAAGCTAAGCCGGAAGCAAGTGCATAAGTTGAGGGATAACATTGTGGATCAATTAGCGGTATAATTGACACAAAAGACGACATTGTGAGGTGATTGTTTTGGAAGGAATAATTGAACGTTACTGTCAATTTACAAAGAGTGAATTTAATGGGTATGTCAATGGTGTGTACATGTTTACAGATAAATATGGTGATGAAATCTTACTTTCTCAAAGTGCGTTAAGGCAAATTGTCAGGAGTTTTTAACGACACACTACGAAACAAATAGCGACGTATTAAGGGACAAAAAGCACATTTTACACACATGTAACACTTTTTGATATCCTCTAGGAATCTAGTTATACTTGAGGTATCAGGTAATTTAATAAGGCACGGAAATGTCTAGATAGTTATTTTCCGTACTATTCGGCAAGAGACGGTACTGGTGCCAGGCAGTATCGTCTTTTTTATGTTCGGTGTGCCTTCGGGCGGGTAAACAAGCGACAACAAATGCCAAAGGTGGGGGCAGTTGCTTACATTTTTTCTCTAGAGGATATTTCGGTAGGTTGTAGAGAGAAAATGGAAGATTAAAAGCAGGGAATGTTCTCCTTCATGTCGTATATAATTAAGACAAGGGAGGGATTCATATGAGTGATAAAGTAGGCGGTTATACAGGAATTAAACCAGGTGGAGCAAGAATGGATTCGGATAGAGTAGGCGGATATACTGGAACTAAACCGGGTGGAGATAAGGCAGTTATCAAAAGCATCAAGCCAGGCGGTTAATATGAACAGAGGAGCATCCTGCGGGGTGCTTTTTTATTTGGAGGCGGTGAATGATGTGAAACTAACAGAGAAACAGAAGCGATTTGCTGATTATTACATTGAGACAGGGAACGCAACGGAATCTTATAAGAGAGCTGGTTACAGCGCATCCAATGACAATATAGCGGGTGTAGAATCTCATAAATTACTAAAGAATCCTAAGGTGTTTCAATACATTGAAGAACGCAATAAACAGCTTGAGAGCGACAGGATTGCCAGTATGGAAGAAGTAAAACGTTTCTGGACTAATACCATGCGTAATGAAGAATCAGATTTAAAAGACCGTTTAAAAGCTTCTGAATATATAGCAAAAACAAATGCTGCATTCATAGAGAAACAGCAAATCACAGGTGAAATGACACAAACCATTAACACGGATCTAAGCAAGTTGTCAGTCGAGGAGTTGAAACAGATTGAAAGCATCCTCACTAAGGCTGATTGATGTAAAAAGAGAATTGGCTCGTAAGAATTATCTGGAGTATGTGATTTACTCCCATGAAGGACGATATAAGAGAGCCCCACACATTGAATTGATTGCAGAAGTCATTCAAGCGGCAATTGATAAAAAGAAACAAATGCGCAATGGAGAGATTCCGACAGAGAATCAATACATCGCTTTAAATATGCCTCCACGTCATAGTAAGTCGATGACAATAACAGAAACCTTACCATCTTATTACCTCGGACAATTTACAGAGGATAGAATTATTGAAATATCCTATAATGATACCTTTGCTCGGAAGTTTGGAAAGAAGAACAAAGAAAAGGTTCGGCAGTTTGGCAAAGAGTTATTTAACATTGAGATAGCCAAAGACAGTTCTGCGCATGACGAATGGGCTTTAGATAATAATATCGGTGGAATGATTAGCCGTGGTGTGTTATCGGGGATTACCGGGCAAGGTGCCGACTTAATGATTATTGATGACCCGATAAAGAACCGTGAAGAAGCAGACAGCGAAACACACAGGGAAAAGATATGGGATGAATGGATTGACTCTTTTTCTTCTCGTTTACATCCGGGTGCGATCGTCATCTTAATTCTTACTCGATGGCATGAAGATGATCTACAAGGCAGACTGCTAAACAAAGAATATGGGAAACCTCTCAATTGGCAAGTATACAATTTCCCACTTGAAGCAGAGGAGAACGACATACTCGGCAGGGAACCAGGTGAACCATTATGGCCTGAACGATACGGCAAATCCTTTATCGAGGAAAGGAAACGATATCCTTCTTCCTTCAATGCGTTATATCAAGGTAGACCGACTTCAGCAGAAGGGAATCTACTCAAGCGTGATTGGTGGAAGTATTATGATAAGCTACCTGTGATGCAAAGGAGAATCCTTTCTGTGGATGCTACCTTTAAAGATGAAGATGACAGCGACTTTGTAGCCATTCAAGTGTGGGGGAAAACAGGAGCAAACATTTATTTAATTGACAACCTGAAAGCTCGCTTAAACTTTCCAGCTACTTTGCAAGCCATTCGTAACATGTTGAACAAACATAAAGGGATTGCTGGTAAGTATGTAGAGGATAAAGCGAATGGTCCAGCGATTATATCCATGCTTAACCGTGAAATTGGTGGGTTTATCAAGGTTAATCCTCAAGGCGGGAAAGTGGCAAGGGTAAACGCTGTATCACCATATATCGAGTCGGGTAATGTATATCTACCACGTAATGCGGAATGGGTACATGACTTTGTTGAAGAAGCAGCTTCCTTTCCGAAAGGTAAAAACGATGACCAAGTAGATGCCATGAGTCAGGCTTTAAATAGATTTATCTATCATAGTGCTGAAATACCGAAAGAACATGATCCAGATAATTTAACCCCGCACGAGAAACACCAGAAGGCCGTAAAACAAATGACAGGTGGTAAACCGAAAGTATCAGCATTTACAAGGTGGTGACAATATGCAATTCATTTATGGACTACTCACATCGGTGGTCTTTTTTATTGCGCTTCTAGGCTTCTTCTATATGGGTTACAAGCACGGAAGGAAAACGCATGTGCCTAAGTTTATCAGTGAAGAAGAACAGCGCAAACAAGAGAAGATGCAAACGTTTGATAAACATTTCAAGGCTTTATTTTCATATGACGTAGATACAGCTACAGCAAAGAAGAAGGTGAAATAGGTTGAGTGAAAAGAAAACGAAAGATTGGCGATTGTTCGAAGATGGGAAGAAATACAACAACAGCATTAAACCGAATTACTATGACACAGTAGATGCAAACATTGCTTTCTTCCAAGGGGATCAGTGGAGAAACCTTGAAGCAGAGAACATGCCGAAGCCAGTGTTTAACATTATCAAGCGAGTGATTACATTCTTTGTGGCTTCACTCACTTCTTCTAAATCCAAACTACACTTTGAGCCATTGACTCATTCGGAAATGGAAGATGATCCTGCGAATCCATCAAAGTTAGCCAATGCACAAGTAAACAACCTATTCGAGAAGTTCAAAATGGATTTCAAGATTAAAGAAGCATTGTTTGATGCAGCTATCACAGGTGATGCGTGCGCTCACTTTTACTTTGATATGGATAAGAAACCATATGGCAAAGCGTTTGGTGACATTAAAGGTGACATCTGCATGGAGCTGGTAGACGGGACCAATGTCTACTTTGGGAATGGGAACAATCCACGGGTAGATATTCAGCCGTATATCATTATCGCGGGCCGTGATACCGTTGCGAATCTAAAAGAAGAAGCGAAGAAGTACAAACAGAATGAGACAGAGATAAGTGGAATCCAGAAAGATGCAGAGTTTCACGAACAAGCGGGAGACAATTCCGATATTGAAGTGG